CCGCAAGCGGGCGGCGGATTCATCCAAGGAGAAACACATGGATTATGAAGTGAAAGCCGACCCGCTTGAGGCGGCATTTGATGCGGCGGCGATTGCGCCGGCCGTGGTGCGTCCGCCGCTTTCGGGCGCGACTATTGCCGATCCTGCACGGGCGGCCTTTGTTGACGGTTTTCTGCGTCTTGGTCGTGAGGTCGAACTGAAAAGCTTTGCGGGCAATGTGGCTGCTGATGGCGGCTTTGCCGTGCCGCGGGAGATTGACGAGATTATCGACAAGACCCTTAAGGCAGCATCGCCCATTCGCAGCGTCGCCAATGTCGTGCGCGTCGGGTCGGCCGGCTATCGCAAGCTGGTGACGACCAATGGTGTGGCGTCGGGCTGGGCCTCCGAAGTGGCAGCACGGCCAACCACCAACACGCCGACATTCAACGAAATCGTGCCCAGCTTTGGCGAACTTTATGCCAATCCGGCAGCGACGCAGGCTATGCTCGACGATGCGCAATTTGATGTCGAAGCCTGGCTGGCGGATGAAATTGCCACGCAATTCGCCAAGGCCGAGGGCACCGCGTTCGTTAATGGCGACGGCGTTGACAAGCCGAGAGGCTTCCTCACTTACACTTCTGCCATTGCAGGCGATGCGACGCGATCCTTTGGCCAATTGCAATATGTGCCGACGGGCGCTGCTGCCGCACTTCCGTCGACTAATCCGGAAAACAAGCTGCTCGATCTCGTCCATGCGCTGCGTGCGCCTTATCGGCAGGGCGCGGTGTGGGTGATGAATTCAACCACGCTGGCAACGATCCGCAAGTTCAAGACCGCCGACGGTGCTTTCATCTGGACGCCGGGCCTTGTGACCGGCCAGCCTGATACGCTGCTCGGCTATCCAGTGATCGAAAGCGAGGATATGCCCGATATCGCCGCCAACAGCACGCCGATTGCCTTTGGCAATTTCAAGGCCGGATATCTGATCGCGGAACGCAGCGAGACGAACATCCTGCGCGATCCTTACTCGAACAAGCCCTATGTCAATTTCTACGCGACCAAGCGGCTGGGCGGGGCGGTTTCGAACAGTGAGGCGATCAAGCTGTTAAGGGTCTCAGTTTCGTAACTCATCTCTCCCGCTTGCGGGAGGGGCCGGGGGAGGGTCTGTCCCCGGTGCGAAAATCTCGGACCCTCCCCTAACCCCTCCCGCAAGTGGGAGGGGGAACAGGAGCATATCATGACCCCTTACACCTTCCAACGTGGCGAAACCATCAGCCTGGCACTGGACGCGGTTACAGGCGATCCCGCCCAAGTTACCGCGATCGTCGCAGCGATGAAGGCCGTTCCGCCCGGGCGCAGTGAAGCCCCGGCCAGCGCTTCGGTCGCCGCCAGTTTCGCGATCACCCCGCGCCCGGCAGCGGGCACCATTCCGCCCGGCTGGACGCTTACCGTCGCAGCACCTGTGTCGGCCAGTCTGGCACCCGGCGCCTATGTTGCCGATGCACGACTGGAGGCAGGCGGCGGGGTGATCGTGACCTCAAGCGTTGCGATCCGCCTCAAGCAATCGGTGTCGTCATGATCGCGCTTCGCTGGCGGCAGCCTGACCCGGCCCTTGTCCTGCGCTGGCGCGGACCTGATCAGGCGATGGCGGAGCGCGCGGTGGTGACCCCACCGTTACCAGTCGCCACTTTGATTGGCCCGCCCGGCGTGCCGGGACCGCAAGGGCCAGCAGGGCCGCTACCCGACATCATCGACGGCGGAACATTCGCCTGACCGTCCTTTCCACCAATCGCGGAAGGGACTTCGCATAAGGAACCCACATGCCCAGAATACAGATCAAACGCGGCCTCAAGGCCAATTTGCCATCGGCGGCGATGCTTGCCGGCGAACCCCATTTCACCACTGACCGCGGCACGTTACATGTTTCGACAGGCGCAACTACCCGCTTGCCAGTGGTTCCGGCGATTGATGATCTGACAACCGTTGCGGCAGTCGACGGTGCGGCCGACTTTCTGATTCTGCATGATGCATCTGCAATCGGTCAGAAGGAAGGGAAGATCAGCGTCAATGCCTTTCGTGCCGCGCTGAACATTCCGGCGTCAGATCTTGATGAAAGGGTTGCGGTCGCCGCTGGCGGCACCGCCGGATACATCTGGGGAACCAACGGTACCGATGGCGTTGTGCGCATGAATGTCTCGATGGCGTGGACCAAGGATGCTGGCAACGGTTTCGTGACGCTGGCCGTCGGCGATGTCGATTGCGGCACATTCTGATTTCCCAGGCCCTGCCAGTTTCTCACCCGTCCGCCCGTCCGTGCGGGCGTAGATGATAGCATCGACAAAGGAGAATGGTTGTGCCCAGTCTAGCGCATAAGCGTGGCACACGCGCGCAGATCAACGCCGCTGCAGCGGCAAGCCAGCTTCGTGCCGGAGAGGTCTATCTCATCACCGATGAGGCCCGACTTACCGTCGGCACAGCGGCCAATGTGCATCAGGCGGCTGCAAAGCAGGGGGAGGGCAGTTCCGATCCCTGGACGTGGTTGAAACTGTCTGCGGATGTGGCCAATTCAACCATAACGCTGGCATCGGTGACCGGCCTGTCGTTCATCGCTGCGCCAAATACGACCTATATCGTCGAACTGGTCGGTGCATTTCAATCGGCAGCGACAACAACGGGGATTGCGCTCGCGCTCGCGCTCCCTGCGGGTGCTGGGGTGGCGGGCCTTGCCCAACATGCAATCTCACTGACCGCCTTAGGTCCGGTCGAACAGATTGCGGCCGGTGCCTCTGTAGGGGTGACGAGCGGGGTGCGTGCTGCAGCCACCAATATACCCATTTCAGGCCGCTGGATCGTCCAAGCCGGCGCGACCGGCGGAACAGTCCAACTTCAGTTTCGCAGCGAAATTGCCGCATCGACCGTCACGATGCGCGCTGGGCTCACCGCGCTCGGTTTTCGAGTGATTTAGCATTGCCCCCTCCATCTGGGGGGTAAACCGATAAGGAAAACCACATGCTGACGACTCAAGCAGTCGCGCTCACCGTTGATGCGGTGGACGCGGCCCGAACCTATTTGCGCGTCGAAAATGACGAAGAGGATACCGCAATTGCGGCGCTGGTGGCTGCAGCTGTCGTCTATGCCGAAGGATATCTCGGCCAGTTGTTGATCGAGCGCGATGTTACAGAGCGCTTGCCCGTGACGACTGCATGGCAGCGCCTAGCGGGAACGCCCGTGCGCATCATTTCCAGCGTAACCGGCATCCCTGCAGAGGGGGCGGCATTCACGCTCGCGCATGGCAGCTATCAGGTCGATATCAACCGCCATCATGATGGCTGGATCCGCATCCCCTATCCGGGCGGCGCCGGCCGGGTCGATATCGACTATCGTGCCGGACTGGCGCCTGGCTGGCCTGATCTGCCGGAGCCTGTCTCCATCGCAGTGCTGCGCATCGCCGCCCATCTGCATGCCCATCGCGACGCACCTGACGATCAGGGCCCCCCGCCGGCCATCCGCTCGCTGCTGCGACCATGGCGGCGGATGCGGCTGGCCTGAAGCGAGCAACCAGATCGTCCGTAACAGCCGAGAGCCCTGCGCTGCGGCTTTCTTTTTTCGCCAAGTGGGAGGGTGATATGCCCGAATTCGCAGGCACGTTGCGCGAACGTGTCACCATCGAACAGCGCCTTGGAAACCGCGATGCGCTTGGCGCAGCTGTTGGCGCCTATGCCTATGGCGGACAGGTCTGGGCGGCGGTAAGCCCGCTGATTTCCGCCGATCTGGCCGCAGCTGACAGCCTGTCCGCAATGCCGCGCTGGCAGGTGACCATGCGGAAGCGGGAGGGTATCGACCTTCGCACACGGCTTGTCTGGCGCGGCCGTTTCCTTGGTGTGCGCGGGGTTGTCAGCGATCCGCGTGACCCTGCGCGCATGGTGCTAACCTGTGAAGAGAAACGCTGATGTTTGCAAAGCTCCAGGCCGCCGCCAACAGACTGGCGGACAAATTGCTGATGCGGGCGATCCGCAGGCTTGCCGCCAAACCCATGCCTCCGGGCGTTGTCGTAAAGGCCCGCCCTGATGGCATTGAGCTTTCGGGAAAGCGCCTGAAGATACGCATGATCAACGATATCGAGCTTAGGAATATCGGCAAATGACTGACGCTGTCCAAGCCCTGCAGACGGCACTGGTCGCGGCTCTAGGTTCGCATCCCGTGCTGGCCGAGGAACTCAACGGAATATTCGATGGCCCGCCGCCGCGCACTGCGTTTCCCTATGTCTCAATTGGCGAAGGGCTTTCATCCGATTGGAGCACGAAAACCTCCGTGGGCCGTGAAATCCGTATCGGCCTGACGAT